TCTAAAGGTGAACCAGTCTGACTCTTAGTAAGATTCTTCCACTTCCATTCAAACTGTAACGCATCACGCTCTTCAGGAAATACTCCAACTAAACATACTCTTCTCCAAACAAAACCTCTGGTTGCTTTTGCTCCACCACTTAACAGACCATTATGCTGTTTCAATCTCCTATCAGGATCTAACGTTGCTCCAACATATGTTTTCTTATTAGATTCTAATAAGTAACAGAACCAAGACATTCTATTATAAATAAAATTGATAATTTAAATCACATATTTAGTAAAAAAAATGTTATTTATACCACCTACCCGATCACCATTAAAAGTAACAAGAATTAATATTAAAGTTGTAACAAGTGTTCCTAAGTTACAAACTATTCCAAAGGTTAAAAAGGATTAAATGAGTAGTATTAGATGGAATATAAGAGACCTGGAGGAGATATAACAACTCTTTTAGATTTAACAGATCGTGATACGCAAGAGAATGATCTCTTCCCTTTAAACACAAGTATAACTTGGTTTACGAGAAATCAGAATAGAAGAAGTATCCCCTTTGTTCCTAACATTCAAGATTTTTCATTTCGTGGGCCCGCTTCTTACGGACAACGATTCACATTTGATATTGGTTCTCTACCGTGTGGTGATCTAATCTATGGAACAGCAATACAAGTAAAGTTAAGTCACTGGTTAGATTTAACTACACTAACTAATATTGTTGCTGGTAACTATACTTATACCGATATTAGTGAGAGTTGGTTTTTTGCTAACTCGTTAGGTTCTATACTAATTGAAAAAGCAGAGTTAGAAATTGATGGAGTTACTATCGAAGAGATTGATGGAGATTTTATCTACGTTTATTCATCACTATTTAATGATTTAAATAAACAGTTTGGTGTAGCAAACGATTCACTAGGTTCTACATCTATCCCTAACTTACTGCAATGGGATCCAAGAAGAAATTTTCCTGTGGAGGACGGCAACATATTCTGTTTGCTACCATTTTTTTTTATGCGCACAGTCCTAAAAGAGTCTTTACCAATGATTTCGATTAAAGAAGGTTCTGCAAGAATTCATGTTACCTTCAGACCTTTTAAAGATGTTGTTAGACAGTATCGAGGATATCGTGATTCATGTGATTCAGTTCCTCTCGGTAGCACGACTCAATTTAATCAAGCATCTATTAGTGTAACCAGAGTTATCCCTGATTTTCAACAAGTAAAACTAGTAACATACGGTGCATATCTTGATGGAATAGATCGAACAAAAATGTTAAGAGATCCATTTGAACACATTTTCCGCGAAGTTCAGACTTTTACTTTTGATGAACCTTTAAAATACTTAGTATCTAAGAATTCTACTGATTCTGTAAATATTCAACTACCGTTGGAAGCAAATCATCCATTAGAAGAGATTATATGGTTTGTTAGATTGAAAGACTGTTCACTAAATAATGAGTGGACAAACTATAGTGCAGTCTTAGAAAAAGATTATAATGAAACTTTTAATCCTCTAAAACCGTTACTTGTATCGGCAAAGTTACAAGCAAACGGTATAACTCTCTGTGATGCAGATGAAAACTACTATCGACAACTCATATCTTCATATCATAAAGGAGGTATTATTAGTTATAACAAGTATATATACGGATATCCTTTTTCTAGAACACCTGGTGAGCATCAACCATCTGGTTCTCTAAATGCTTCCAGATTAAGTAGTTTAAGATTAATGTTAGAAGTAGAGGCACCAAAAGGGTGTCAGTGGGAAGTGAAAGTATTCTGTATCGGTATTAATTGGCTCCGATTTGAAAATGGTGTATGTAATAAGTTGTTCAAAGATTAAATTTTACTAGTATAGGATGAGTTTTGAATCACTCAGTGTTCTAGGACAAAGATACTGTTGTCCTATGATATTTGGTATAGCAATATCTCATAATAAGTTAAGAGATATTAGTTATAATAAAATTGTCCCTTATGTATTTGATTCCATTACTTGTGAAAATGAGATGAAACCAGATTTTATAAGAACTGATAGAAAAGCAACGATTGCTACCTATAATGCACCAGAATCATATGATTATACTAAATCCGATGATATAGTTACATTTGCTAAAAAGTATAATATGAAAGTTCTAGGACATGCCTTATGGTATGAACCTAGTAATTTACCTGAATTTGTTATAGATTTAAGTAATAATGGAACACTTAATGCCCCACTTATGTCAAATATCGTAAGAGATCATATTACAAATATTATGAGATATTTTAATAGTTCAGCACCAAATACTGTTTATGCATGGCAAGTTTTAAATGAATCACTTGATTCTACAGGTAATATACAAACTGATCAAATAGTTCATCGATTACTTGGAGGAAACTCATCATTTAGTAACATATATCGGTATGCTCAAGATGTTATTACACCACCAGCAGCACCTCCACCAGCTCCTCCTGGCATTAATACTAATATTAAACTATTCTATAACGATTATCGAGATTTGGCACCAGATGGAATATTTAATAGATTAAAATCTTTAAAAGATGCTGGTATTTTAGATGGAATTGGAATACAGTGTCATGGAACTACACCTGATTCTTTAGAAGCTATGACATTAAAATATGTTCAAGAAGGATTTGAAGTTCATTATACAGAAGTAGATAATAATTCTCATATTACTGATGCTGAATTAAGAACATGGTATGAAAATGTTATCGATATTGCTCTAAAATACGGGGTAAGAAATTTTACAGTCTGGGGTTTAATAGATAGTAGTTCATGGTTATATACTAAAAATTCAAGTCAAGTAACATATATAAGTTTAGGTCAACCATCACCAAGATATCCACTCTTATTTAATAATACATATCAACCAAAACCATGTTATCTTGGTTTAGTTAATAAATTAAAGGCGTTTGGCAATCAAACATATGATATAATAATTATTCTTGGGCAATCTAATTCTGTTGGATGGGGTGTAACAAAGTACAATAGATTCGATAATATATCGGGAAGTTATATTATTACAGATTATGATGACTATAATGATGATTTTGATAATAATTTTAATGAACATATAAGAACATTTACATCAGATAATCGTATAGTCCCCGCATTTGAACAACTTGATAGCGCTCAAGGTAGTGGAACAAGAAATAGATATGGATTTGGTTTAAGTTTTGCTCGTCAATATATAAAAGAAGGAAAACTTGGTTCTGTTGCTCTTGGTAGAAAAGTATTACTAATTAATTGTGGTTATGGAGGCACAGGATTTTTTCCTGATTCTCCAAATAAATGGAATCACTTTTTAACTAATAGCTTATATAATAAGGCTTTGGAAAAGATTAATACAGCTAAATCAGCAATTAATCCTGCTTCTGAAGTAAAAGCAATATTATGGCATCAAGGAGAAACAGATGTTGATCCAATATTTCTTTCATCAACAAGAGCAAGTTTAACTGAAAATTTTGATAAGATAAGAGTGGCATTTAGTTTGGAGAATAAAGTGCCTTCTCCTTCACCAAGACCTTCTCCTTCACCAAGAGCATCTTATACAGAAGATGATATAAAAGATTTATACTCTATATCATTAACAACTCTATTAAATAATTTAAGATCTAATGTAGCATCTAATACTACTCCTATACTATTGGGAGGTCTATGTCCGAGTATGTATATTAATCATAATATAAGTAACACCGAAAAATCAGACACAAAAACAAGATATAGAAATTTTCCTTATATAAGATATCCTTTAATGAATGAACTAATATTAAGTATAGCTCTAAAAAATGGTTATAAATTTGTATCTGCTGAACCAATTTCTAATGTATCTCCGCATTTTAATCATTATTTAAAATCTAATGAAAATAATGATATAATTCATTTTAGTATACCGAGTCAAATAGAATTTGGTAAACGTTATTTCTACGTTTATAATAATAGTATTTTACTGAATAATTCTAGATTTACCAATGATACATATGATGTATTTGTTATACTAGGTCAATCTAATTCTATTGGGAGAGGTAAAACGGAATACACATTTGATAATCAACCCCCTGCTTCTGGTACATATAACATGAGATCACAACGATTTTATGATGATGATTTTAATAAAACAGTTAATAGTCAGATAAAATCTTTTAATGAGAGAGAATTTTCACATCCTCAGATAGTTGATGGAGAAGAAAATCTTGAAGGTTTAGGTGGTGGAACACCAACCGATTATGGATTTGGTATGAGTTTTGCTCGTCAATATATAAAACAAAATCCTACTAAAAAAGTAGTATTAATCAATTGTGGGTGGGGGGGAACTAGTATAGAAGCATGGGCTATCAATTCAGAAACTAAAATAGGAGCGGATCTCAGTTTTTCAAATCATACACACGAAGGCAAAAATTTATATCAAGCATCTTTAGCTCGTATTAGATCAGTATTATCGCAAATTAATTCATCTTCTATTGTAAAAGCAATCTTATGGCATCAAGGTGAATCAAATATTGGTGAAATATATGGTCCATCTACACAAGTTAGTGATAATTCAGATAGTATAATTAAATCTAGATCGGCGGTATATGAAAGTCAGTTAACAACAATGTTAAATACATTAAGAACTAATATCGGATCTCCAACTACTAGCATACTATTAGGTGGTCTATGCCCTAGTCACTATATTAATCATGCTCTAAGTGCGACTGATAGATCTGAATTTCGAGCACGACAAACGAGATATCAAAAAATGAGTCAACTAATTTCAGAGATAGCAACTAGAAATGGTTATAAGTTTGTATCTGCAGAACCAATTCCTGCAGAAAACCCACATTTTAATCACTATTTAAAAGGAAATTCTGGAGATAATACTCATTTTAGTAAATCAAGTCTAATCGAGTTTGGTAGAAGATACTTCTATGTTTTTAATAATAATAGGATAACATTTTAAATCTTCTTATATACATATACTTTTGATTGATCCGACCAACTCATTGGTAGTGTAACATGATTGAGTTGTTCGAATTTAGTAGAATTTAATTGTTTTGAACATACTACTATAGAACCATTGTTTAGTTCTCTTTCTAACTTTTCAGTCAACTGTTGCGCAGTATCATCAGATAAACAGAGATTAGAAATAAATATCCAACACGCATTACTATAGTTAATAGAATCATCTAAAAATGATAAGCATACAAATTCAACTCTCTGTTTAATAGATGTATCACGAAGACGTTGTAGAGCAGTATTTGCCTGCTGAACACGTTCAGAAATAACTTCGATCCCCACTCCTTTTAATGATGAGTTTAGAGCAGTTAATCCTAAAACAATTTTTCCAATACCAGAGCCAAGATCATAAAAGTTTCTATAAGAACTTATAATATTCGATAGTGGAGCATATCGACTATATACTTCATAGAGAATAGGTATACTTTCAGTTTTTAATTCACCATAAGTAAGATTACTATTCTCAGATGCATTTGCTAAACCAAATCCGGAAAGTCCTTCATAGAGTTTATTAATTTTAAGAGTTTTCTTTCGAGATATACGAACTTTACGAGTTGACTTTGTTTGGTTTAACATACTACTATGTTTTCAAAAAAAAATATCATAAAAAATACTTATAGGAAGATTTATTCAATATACTTAGATGGCTGCTTCACTACTCCGTGTTTTAAATTCTGGAGTTCAAGATAGTAGACTACTATGCACCAAAGGAGAACCAGATATTAGTGTATTCACAAAAGTATTTATTAAAGCTGGAAGATTTACCACACAGTGGGTTAGATTAGATTTTGATACTGCGCCATCTTTTGGTAACTCCGCAACAATTACCTTACCAAGAAAAGGACATCTTATTAGTCGTTTACATCTTGTAACAACTATGCCCGATATTTATACTACTCAAAAGTTAGCAAGAGATGAAAATAATTTTGTTGGACCATCGTTCGGTTGGACAAACAGTTTAGGTCATGCTCTTCTTCAAGAAGCTCTTCTGGAGATTGGTGGTGCTCGTGTAGAAACACTTAATGGAAGGTTGTTAGAAGTTTTAGATGAGTTCTATACTCCTCTTGAGAAACAGATTTCTATGAATAAGCTACTATGTAGAAAAGATAGTGGATTCACTTATCAATCATTTGGATATAACGAATCTAATACTCTTGTTGTAACCCCACTCCCTTTCTGGTTTAGTTCTGGTGATAGTGCTCTTGCTCTACCAGTTGATGCTATCCAAGCAGATCTTATAAAGCTAACTATTAGATTTAATACAATAAATAGTTTGTATGTTTCAGATTCATACGTAGATTATTCTACAAATACCAGAAATCCTGTTGCTGGTGAAGCCTACTTTCCTCTAACTAATGCCATCTTCTATCAATCTAACGCTTCAGGCTCAAACGTAGCAGGTTTACCAACTAATCCTGTAAGTCAGATACCTGGAATCAGAATGAGTAATAGTTTAAATATGGGAGAAACTTATATTTTAGCAGAGTATATATACTTAGATAAACCTGAAGCAAATAAGTTTAGGTTATCTGATATTCGTGTGCCTATACCACAACACTACATATTTGATCCAATCGATTCACAAAACATGAATCAAATTCGATATAAGTTTAAAGTGCCAAATCCCACCAGAAACTTATTCTTCTACTTAAATCATTACGATGCTATTCGTTATAATGCACCGTTTTTAGCAACAAGAGATTTAAGTGGTTCTGATTATAATGGTTCATCATATATCAATACATCAACTCCTTGGTGGCCTAATGCTACCGGCCTATATACACAAACTCTAAGTAATATTCAGCCTGCTTTTATAACAAGAGATTCCGAACCAATTAAATCTATTAGTTTAACCTATGAAGGAAAACTGGTTCGTTATGCGACCGATAGTCCTTCACTATTCAGAAGTATCTTACCATCACTAGAAATGAAAAAATCTCCTTGGGTAAATCGTTACTATTATACACTACTGTTCGGATTACAACACGGTCATATAGCACCTTCACTACCATCTGGTGAAGCAAATTTAGATAA